CAATGGTGTGCTTGATATTAGTGCGGAGTTATAGACATGGATGAGATGAACATTACAAACGCACAATACATTGCACATCCTATTGATGGCACTAACTCCAGCATCAAAGCTACCATTGACGGTGTGGAGATGTATGTGCCTATCAATGATGCTGCCAATAAAGAAAGCGCAGAAATCATGCGACAGGTCGCAGCCGGTGACTTGACCATTGCGGACGCCGACTGATGAGCAAGCCAACCGTCACATCTGTCCAATCTCAGATCGACACGCATGAGGCAGTGTGCGCTGAGAGATGGAAGGAAACCATCCTGCGTATCAAGCGCATCGAACACATCATGATCGGCACTGCTGGAACCACCATTGTTTTGCTCATAGGGCTAATTGTTAATGGATGATTCATGTCTTTTTGTTGTTTGTATTTGTCGGCTTGGGTGAAGAGCAACGCCTCAAGAGCAATGATATGTATTTTCGCTCTGTTGATGACTGCGTGTACTTTGCACAACGGCTGCATAAACAAGGACAGAAGATCACCGCTTACTGTTTGCCAGTTATGGTAGATAAGGAAACAAAGGTGTACTGATGTTAGCCGAACTCGCAGCAGCCAACGCCGCCTTTGCAATTATAAAAACCACTATATCCAATGGCCGTGAACTTGCCTCATGTGGCAAGGCTCTCGGCACGTTCATCTCTTGCAAAGAAGATCTTATGCGAGAGGGCAATAAGAAGCGTGCCAGAGGTGTGGGCGGCAATGATCTTGAAGAGTTTATGGCTCTTGAACAGATTCGTGAGAAAGAAAAACAACTCAAAGAACTGATGATAATGTCTGGTCGCCCAGGTCTATGGCGTGACTATGAGAGATTTTGCGAAGAAGCAAAAGACGGCAGGGCTAAGGCTAGACAAAATGCTGTGAAGCGGCGCAAGAAAAACATTGAGACAGCTGGCAATGTAGGCGTTGGTCTTGTCATTTTGTTTGGCGTCGTTGGCATATTGCTGTTTGCGTTCTGGATGAAAGGTGCCTTTGCACAGGCTGCTAACGATCTGACTGTATGCCGTCTGGTTAAATGCATGAAGATTGATAAGAAAACCACGGCATGTGTGTATCGCGGCGCACACAATACTCAGGAAACTATTATGTATGCGCCGTATGAGTTTCGGCCACGCGAGTATTTGTGCCAGTGGAATATAGATCAGCCGCCCCCTCCCAATATCTATGATGTTTTAGAAGGCATAAAGGATAGCCAGAAATGATTCCCTTGCTCATGAAATTGTTTGGCAGCGGAGACGTTGTTAAACAAGGACTCAGTTTAATAGACGACATTCACACCTCTACAGAAGAAGAGGTGGCAGCAAAAAGCAAAGCTAAGACAGACCTGTTAGCAGCGTATGCCCCATTTAAATTGGCCCAACGCTACCTTGCTTTGATGTTTGCTTTCACCTTCCTGCTTTGCTTTGCCATTACATTAAGCATGACACTGGCTGGCAAAGGCGACATCGATGGTGTGAAGGCAATCCTTGGCGACTTCTGGATTGGCGAGATCATGTTGATCATTGTTGGTTTTTATTTTGGTGGCGGTTTAGCTGAATCAGTGAGGAAGAAATGAACGCAGAGAAATTAACAGATCTTATTGCAAAGCATGAAGGTCTACGCCTGACAATGTATGACGACACAGTTGGTGTTCCGACAGTTGGCTATGGACATAACATGCGTGAGCCAATCAGTGAGCGTGCTGCGCGTGTCATACTGCAAGATGATATTAATATTTCTTTGTTCGAACTTGATGATCGCATGGACTGGTGGCGTGATTTGCCGGAACCAGCACAGCTTGTATTGGTATCAATGGTCTTTAATCTTGGGTGGCCTCGCTTTTCTCGCTTCAAGAATATGCTCAGAAAACTTGAAGATAGGGACTTTTTTGGAGCAGCTCGTGAGATGGAAGACTCTCTATGGTACCAGCAGATCAAATCTCGCGGGCCTGAATTAAAGGCTTTGATGGAAAGCGCGGCTGATCAGTCGTAATTAGACAGCCCCGTGTAAACCTCAGTAACTGCGCGGCATCGGTATGGTCTGTCGTCATTATCTACGACATCATCGGCAAAAGCATTGTCTGAAAGACTAGCTCCATTCCGTTCCCATGCTGCTGCTGCTTCCTTGCGTCGTTTGGTTTCGTTCAGATCTGTGCTTAGAGCCGCATCAGGTCTGTCCAGTTTACCGATATAGCGATGGTACTCTTTGTAAGCCATGTGCGGCCTCCTCGACTGTGTTGAAATTGTGTTTTTTATTTCCCATTCCTGCACTAATAAAGGACATAAACAGAGCAAAACAGACAAAACCTGCAATAATGCATCTACGCAGCCACAGCTTACGACGTGCTTTTCTTGAAGGATTACAGGCTATTAGATTGGGGGCGATGGTGCTGCCAGCGTGATTCGAACACGCGACCTCACCCTTACCAACGGGATGTGTTCCTCCAATAAACCATTGATCTTGTGACATTTAATACCTCACAACTTGTTGAGTGTGTTGCGATTGTGTTCATCGCTTACGGCTGTGTATCGCATGACCATGCTTTCAGATTCCCAGCCTCCTAAATCCATCAGAGTTTTTATGTTGGCTCCTACCATAACCATCCGGCTTGCCCAGTGGTGTCGCCAGTCATGTATTCTGAAGTATTCCAATCCGACTTTGCTTCTTGCACGTTCATGCACCTTGCGTGGGCCTTCGATGGTTTTGTAAGGCTGTCCGAATTGGTTTGTGAACACGACGACAGGGTGCTGGTGCTGCAAGTTTTCTTTGACGCGTGGATGCATAGGGATGGTGCGGGGCATTCCGCTCTTGGTAATCCTGCCGGGCATATGGATGATGTCTTGGTCAAGGTTGATATGCTTCCATTCTAGTTTGAGAGCCTCACCACGACGCATGCCTTGATAGCAAAGCGTGATAAAGAAAGGACGGATGAAGTCTGGGTATGCTGCCAGCAGACGCTCTTGATCTGCCACTGACAAAAATACATTCCGCTCTTCATTGTCCTTTAGCTTGTCGAGTTTGATCTCTCTGGAAGCGGAGCGCAGCACAGCATTGAGGGTGCTGCGGATGCGATTGACAGAGGACGGCTTGTGGTTGGACAGGTGCATGCGGCAGAAGGCTGTCCAGTCATCGGGCGTGATTTCTTCAACGGTCTTATCTCTGAAGAAGTCTGATATTTTTTTTAGATTATCAATGTCTGTTGTGCCGGGGCGTTTGAACTGCACCCACTCAAGCGCAGCAGTTGAAAAAAGGGCAGCGCTTGTGCCGCCCTTTAATCTGTTGAGTGCTTGCTGATAGATGTCATCGGCTACTTGCCGCGCTTCTGACTTAATAGCTCTTCCTGTAGTTTGTCGTATGAGGAGTTTTTTGTTACCCCACGAAACGGTACCGTTGATGTGGTAGACGTTGCCTCGCTTGAAGATTGGTAATGCCATGTTACTGAGTCCAGCAAGCGGTCCACTGCGTCCTGCGTGAACCTGATTTGATGTCCGATCTTGATGACAGGGACGCTGTGCTTGCGGCATAGGTCCTTCACTTTGGTGGGTGAAGTTCCTAGTGCCGCAGACACATCTTCAATCGTTACGATATCAGAAAGGGATGTCATCGACTGGTTCGCTTATCTGATTAGGAACAGGCGTAGGTGCGTCATTCACAGCTGTCTGTTCACGCTTGTCAGAGATCTTCAATGACATATAGCGTTGCGTGTTACCGTCGCCGTCGTCCTTTTCTTGTGTCCAAGCAGCAATACGCCGCCCATTCCACGGGCCTGTGTATGCTGGTGCTTTCGGGTTCTCTGTCTCATTGTCAAACAAAGTCCCGACCTTTTGATACAGGTCAAAGATTGATCGTCCATCAGGTAGTTCTGATTTAACAACGGCGACCTGTGTGTCATTGCCGTTGTCATTAATGGGGCCACTCAAGATCATCTTCTGTGTTGTCTTGACTGGGAACGCTGCCCCTGAGTCTGTGTTGTCATACATTATGCAACCCTCCAGATGCGGATAACTTCATTGTCGTTTTGTTGAACCTTGCGTGTCACAAGCTTGCCGTCTGACCCCCAAGGTTTTTGTTGATATTGGACACTGCAAATCTTGTTGGCTTCTTGGCGTGTATCTACATCCACGCAATCGCCAATCTCCCAAGCATGCATCCATTGATATCTGCTGAAACGGTGACCTATTCGTTTTTCTGGGACAGGAATACCTTTCTTAAAACTCGGCATGTTGACCTCCATTGCTTGATGTTTTGGGTGGTGAGTTGAAGCTGACGACGGCTTCCGCTGCTGGTTTGGAGGCAGCGTTGCCGTCGTCTTCTTCTGACGGGATGCCAAAGGCGGCTTGCAGTCCGTACCGTTTGGCGTAGGTAATGCCGGACCCCATAGCTTGGGGGTTAGTCGGGTCTTTGACTTTGATGAGCGTCCGGCCTTCGACCATTTCGCCGCTGCCGACATGCCAGATTTTAGTGACGATGAAATCAACGATGCCGTGTTCAACGACAATGAAGTCAGTCGTCTGTGTCCATGTAATGCCATACTCAGTTGCCGTGTTTACGCATTCAACAACATCTTCAAAGTTGGAGAAGCTGCTTTTGAAGTGCGGGTTCCTGCCATTCTTAGGGGCAGATGGGGACGTCTCACGCCATGCCAGAAGCGCGGCAGCAAGTGTCTTTGGATCAGTTGGGTGTTTCTGCGTCTTTGCAGTTGTGTTAGGTTTAGTCATCAAACCGACCTCCAGTCTGTTTGGTCGGGCGAGGTATTTGCAGATGCCTCGCCCATTTTATATTCAACCCATGTCGCATTACCGTTGCTCTTCTGGATTGAATCTATGGGATGCCCGTCTTTGCGTAGGTCATAGACCCGTGCAGCCAGTCTCATGCAGCTGAACTCACGCAAAGCAGTAAGCGGTGAGATAGTCTTGCCTTCTTGAAGCGCGGCAAGGATGGTTTCATTTTGCGTCATGCTAGACCTCCTTCTTTTGCACGATGCGAATACCGGCTTTAGTCCGGCGTACAGCAAGAATGTCTGAGTAGATCTCACGCTCGTCATGCGCGATCATCTGCTTCAGATCTTTCTTGGCTGATTCATGTAGGGCGTGGCTGTCCTTCGTTTCTATGAAGGTCATGGCCCTGTCATTGAACTCATTGTCACCAGCCACATCACGCTTGATCATGTCATCGATGTTGATGTGATCGATCTTTGGCTGGGCCACTGGGTAGTGCGGCATCATGGGCTGCTCGTCTGAAGTAACGAACTCCCAGAACTGACGCAGTGGTGACTTCAATGATTCTATGTAATCTACATCACGGCTGACACGGCACATCTTCCAGTCACGATTGCCAAAGATGTTGGCAAAGTGCATGACATCCAGTTCAGCCACCCACATATAGAATTGTATCTGCGGCATGTATCGTTGAAGCTGCAACTCAAGTGTGTTGCGCTCATAGGTATGCTTGCACTCAGCACCGATGCGATGTTCTTCTGGGAAATCTGAATAGCCAAAGCCATCAAGGACAGCGCGGAGCGGGATGCCATCCCAGACTTTTTGTGTTTTGAATTGACGCTGAAGCTTGATGTTTGTGTGCTTCTCAACCAGAGAAACATTGAACTCTTCAGTGGCAATGCCAAGCTGCACAGGGAACACATTGCTTAGATCGTCGGACTGCATGCGCCCTGTCTTGATCTGCCAAAGATGTTCCCAGTCACCATCCATGATTGTCATCATGTCGGTGCCGCCGATAAAGCCCATACGGGTGTTCATTTCATTCATGTTGACCTCCAGTCATTTCAGTAGAATACTGCACAAATGCAGTTGTATCAAGTCATTTCATGCATAAATGCAGGGCTTCGCGTATCTTTAGTCTGTTTCTAGCAAGCCATTCATACTCCTTGTGGAAGTCAGCAAAGGCTGGCCAGAAGGTGTTACGCTGGATAACCAGCTTGAGAACACGATTAAAGATGTCTGCGGGCCAGTCTTGCATCTGATGTGCATATAGCTGGACACGCATGGCTGCATCTTCTGGAGACTCGCCGGACGGTTTGACCATCAGCATCATCGATGTTAGCAGCGCTTTCTCCATCTGGTCAGGAGGCAGCGGCACAAAGGCTTTTTGAACTGTAGGCAGTGTATCCCAGCAATAGCCAGCTTTGTGTGCATCCTTGCGGATATGCACGTTGTAGCTCGTGACTTCATAGAGGTTATCAATGTTTGGTTGAAGCCAGATTCCCAGCTGCTTTAGCAAAGAAAGAAGGGCCTTGTCTGTTTCTCGTGGGTCCGCTGACCGGAGCGTTGTCAGTGCCGCCGACTTCTCTGATGTACTTAGCGTCAAGGCACCAGCTTCTGTATTTGGGTTCCCAGTTGGCGAACTCAGACCCGACTGCTGCCCAGTGATTACGGAACTTAACTTCTTCATGGTCATGATCTATCTCCCTGCCCATGGTTTCGTTGATGGCTGCACGTATCTTTTCATCAGCTACCCAATCATCAGGAACTGGATGCCTGTTGTTTGTTCTCTGATTGCTTATTGATAGCTTAGGGTCTAGCTCCTTGACTGGGTGGTCAAAGAGCTTGACTGGTATGGTATAGCGCATTGACTGGCCGGGTTTGTGGCTGCGCTGCACAAATCCATGTTTGTCTAGCCATTTGATTTTGGTGATGACTGTCTGGCGTGACAGGTGCGTGATTTTGCAAAGCGTATCGATGCTGGGAAAGCACTGGCCAGAGTCATTGGCAAACCTGGCTAATGCAATAAGCACAAGCTTTGCAAGACCGTCACCGATGTCATGGTTGATGACAGCATCGACGAGCTTGTAGGACATTAGGACTTATCAATCTGTGTCAGGGCAGAAGTTACACAAGGCTTGCCGTTACGCTTCCATGCTTTGAATTCTTCTGCGCCAGCTGGATTTGTGTCAGGATTATCAGGCTCAGTTTCCATAAAAGCCATCAGGCCCTCATCCATGCACCATCTGACAAGCGGCCAGTCTGCACGGGTGCAGTGTATTTGAATGCTATTCTTCCGTTCGATTACCTTTATCATTGCGCGACCTCCAGATACGCTCGACTGTGGTGTCAGGCAGGATCAATATCCATTTGGGATCAGTGCCGTTGCCACGTTTGTAGATAGCAGCATCGCGTCCTTCTAAGACTGTGAAGGGGGAGGGGAAGGTTCCCTTGCGATACTTGACTTCAGTGATGATGTCTTCCCCGTTAATAGTTAATATTAAGTCTCCTCTATACTCGCCGCCCAAGCTTCCAGAGAGCGGCTGCTTTTTCGTTTTGATCTGCCACGCCGTGAATAATTTGACGAACCAGTTTTCGTGGTAGTTTCCTTTTGAGCGAGCGCGACTTGCCATGTCTGGTCCTCATAACAGGTGAGACAGATTGTGTACCAACTGGGTGTTGGGTCTTTCATTGGGCAGATAAAGTAGGGAGTGACCGTGCCGCAAGCATCGCACTTGGCTGACTTACCGACGCGATCGTATCTCGATTTCACAGTCCAATGCCTCCAGCCAACAGAGCAAAAGGAAGCCAGACGGCAATCGCTTGAACTGTTCCCATTTATGAATCAGGCTGGATGCACACCCGATCTTGTGTGCCAGTGCTTCTTGAGACAAAGAGGCTTCGTGTCGTGCTTCAACCAAACGGCTGACGACAGCGTGCCAGTTTGGGTCAATGGTCACTGGCTGTTTTAAGTGCGTAAATTCTGTTGATGGCATCCAGAACTTTCACCGCAGTATCAAAGCGCATATCATTTCTTTGCTTGGCTCTGTAGAACGTGCTGGTTGGTATGTCAGCAGCAACAAAAGCAGTGCGTAAATTGATATGTCTCTGATTACACAGAGTATTTAATTGTTCATAGTAGCTTTTCATTCTAATAGAATACTGCAATAATGCAGCATTGCAAGCAAGAATGACTGAGTTATACTGCATTAACGCTTGTAATAGTCTTATCACAATCAGTGTATGGTCTGCAGAAATGCAGGATAAGGGAGACTGATTTTGGACGAAAGCGAAAGAAGGTCTATCAGGGTTTGGTTAAGACAAACCATGAAAGACAAAGGCATGTCTGCAAATGAGTGGGCGACCAAAGCTGGTACGTCGCCCACTAATATTACAAGGTTTTTGAATTCGGATACCAAATACATTCCGTCATCGCGAACCATATCAAAGCTATCAAAAGTAGTTGGAACGCAGCCGGGTTATTTTCAAAGCGCACAGGGCGATACGATACCTGTTAAAGATGCGAGTGGTGCTGTGGTCGATATGATAATTGATCCAAAAATGGGAAAAGTTGAAGCTTATCAATTAGGATCATGGACAGGTTATGGCGCTGGAGGAATCCGTTCATTCTCAACTGTGGTGGTTGCTACTGATCAAAAAGTTAAAGATGGTGATGTTGTCGCTGTTGAAGAAGAAGAGCATGGTATTTTAATTGGTCAGGCAATGGGCAAATTTATTGTGTTCAAGCCATCTGATTGGGAGTTTGACAAGCCTCCATTGGAAATTAAAAACACCAAATTAATTGGCAAAGTTGTGCAATCAATCACAAAGTTTAATCAAAATAAGCAGGACTAAATGCCCTGCTTATTTAATTAGTCTCTATACGGCACTGCATCATCAACGTGATGTACTTGTTCCCAAATCTCTGATGGCTTGCTTGATGATTCCTTGGCGAATGACAATGCAATGTCACGCGCATGTTGCTCATCAGCTGCATTGATCTGATCAACGTGATACTCATACGTCACGGTGATATCATATCTAGGCATAGAGTCGCTCCGTTTCTTTGTTCATCTCATGGATGTCTTCGTCTGTAATTTGAGGACGGAACAAGGGATAACGACAACGCACAAACTGGTTGTCGCATTCACCACCTGAATGAAGGGGCCATGCTTCAGCGGTCAGTTCGTTGATGTAAGGATCGCCGTTGGAATCATTGATAAGTAAGGTGTAGGTAGACCCATCTGTTGATTTGACTATAAGCCTGAGTTCAGTGCTTTTCTGATACACCTTGCGTTGAATAGTAATGCCGTTTGCAGCGGCAGTAATTGCAGTTACTGTCATGATGACCTCCAGTTTTAAAAAGATGCAGGGGTTGTTGCACTTCCACTCATTACAAAGCCAAGCAGAAAGTGGTTTACGATTGCAGTCGCAGCACAACTCTGCCGATGCCCCTGCTCACCGCTAGGAGCCTCTACTTGGCTAAGACTTTCCATGATGATGAGCGAAGCATTGCAGCTACCTGATTGCTGCGCTGACGCTCGACGTTCTGTGGCTTGGCTGCATCAGGGTGTGATGCCCACCATGTGGCTGTGTTGTAAGCAGACCACAAGTTGCTGCCCATGATAGATGCCTCGTCATTCCACTTGCGTAGAAGCACCTCCATCTGCTTGTTGTTGATGCGGTCTTCATACTTGGATGGGTAAGCGGCAAGCGTTTCTTCAAACAGGCAAGTCACACTGTGTGTGTCACATCTGGTGTTCATCCACTTTTGCCAGGTTGATTTCTGATTGAAGAACATATCCAAAGCTGTTTGTAGTTTGCCAGCTTCTTGGGCAATGCTGACACCAGCTGTATGCTTCTTGTATGTCTTGGATATAGAGTCAGCAGTCGTGCATCCATTCAGACACCACAAACGTAGACCCTCGGCTGTGATCTGCACTGACCAGCTGCCGTTATAGCTGTTCCAAAAGCTGACATCAAAGCGGATATAATCATCCTTGGCTGGTTCCATCACCAGATCATTGAAGCGAATCTTGCCACGCATCTGTGCGCCATTGTCGAATGTTTCTACCTTTAGATCGTAGTCACTGGACAGGTTGGCATTGGCTGTAGCAGACATGACTTCATCAACTACACTGCTGTGTGTCTTGATGCTGTACTTGGAGCCGTGTGTACCAAGTATCTGGTTGGTGTCTGTGCGTACGATTGCACGCTGGACATTGGTTGGAACATCGATTGCTTGCTCGTTCCACACAGCTTGCATGGGTACAAGTTCGACAGGGAATTCGTAGTCTCGGATGATAGTGCCATCCATAACTGACCTCCTATGGTTTGATCGGGTTTCCTAGTTGTTGGTTTATAAATGACACACAAGCATCGTGTACCATCAGGGTTCGACGCATCTCATCTGTTTCCAGATCGTTGCGTCCTTCAGTCTTGGCATCCAAGTGGGTAGCCAAGGCATCCATCATGTAATGATAGATCTCGTAGCGAATGAGATTCTCTAGGGACATTTGATTTCTCCTCCGCAAGAACCCAGCACAAAAGTCTGAGTCACAAAACGCACAATGAAATTGATTTCTGCATGCACAAACGCGCCGCAAGACAAGTCACCAACAGGGTTGCACCAGTTGCTTGGGGTAGGGGCGAGGTGTTTGGGGTTTGCCTCTGAATGGGTGGGGGGTCCAGCCGGGACGAAGTGGGGGTTGGGTAGAAGTAAAGGGCAATGCGGATGAAGAAAGGGGACGATGTTGCCACCGCCCCTTTTTCCGTTAGTCGTGTATGACTTCGATTAGGCTCTGATCTTCTTCCCAGTACAGTCCGGGGTTCGTGTATACTCTCGCGCTTTGTGTTAGTAGGGGTAATTCGAATATCGTCGCGCCTATCCGAAACGATATCCCGTCTGATCGTGTGCAGCAGTCGTACAGGTTCTCTTCGTTGTAGAAGGTGTGATCAAGGCCGATGTAGCTGCACATTTTGGTGAACAGCTTGGCTACGGTGCGGTAGTAATGATCGCCTAGTGGGTAGGTGACAGTCCCATCATCGTTGCGGATTGGGTAGCTGATGTCGGGGCTGTTGAACTCTATTGTCTGTGTTTGCATTGGACGCTCCATGGATGTGGGGACGACGTTGCCGCCGCCCCCTGTGTCAGTTACTCAGCTGCCTGTGCTTTGACGAGGCGGCTTGTGCCAGACGTTGTTGTTCTGTCTGACAGTACCTTGCGATCTGACATCCGGTCCTTGTAGTCAGAGAACCACTTGAGGTGATAAGGATCGTTGGCTGGTGCAGCGCGTCCCTCTCCCCATGTGACAGATGTCAGCCGTTCGAACATCTCCCGGTAGAGCAGGAACTGTGACTCATACCATGCCATCTTCTCGACGGCCTTGGTTTCCGCTTCCTGTGCTGCGTATGTCCGTGTGTCGTCCTTGCCGAAGTCTTCTTCAGCTTGGATGCGGCGTTGCTCCAGTGTGTCGCGATACTTCCGCTTGCTGGTGAGCGACCACCCCAGCTGTGCTACGACGCCGCCGATGGTGTATTTCTCATCTGCTTGGTAGCGTAAATTCTCCTCACCTGATGCCTGATTGATCATCATCTCATCTGGGTCCATGAACTGTGATGGGTAATGTGAGAGGATGTTGTCAGCCCACTGATCGATGATGAATGTGTCAAGTTGAGGTGTCTGTGTCTTTTTAGCCATGATGTACTCCGTATCATATGTTGTTGAATGTCCTCTTACACACACATGTAAGATTAAGCGTAGAAGGGCATCACAGACTCGCAGCCCGCAATGGTGTATCTCCGCGCTGTTGGGGTGGCACTGAATTGGAAGGAACCGACGCAACGGCAACTGAAAGCCATGTCCTGCGCAAGCAGGACTCACAAGTAACTGCAATGCAGCTGAAAGCCCACGTCCTGCGCGAGCAGGACTCACAAGTAAGAGCATGTCGTAAGTTGGAAGGAACCGATTCAGTGCCTGTCAGCCGCCAGCCTGTCCACGCCATTGCGGGATCGAGGCTGTTATGGCCCAACTGGAGGTTAAACTTAGGCATTTGTGTGTGCCCTAGCGGCGAGCGCGTGTGACAATCGCGAAGGCGATTCCAAGATACTTAGAAACAAAAAGCTGTGTTTTGCAGATTCTAGGATGTGTGTGATTAGGCTTGCTATGACAGGGTGCAAAACACTCCATCTATCTTGAGAAGGGAATAATCATAAAACCCCGACAACATACCCCTCGACGGGGTGTGTTGGTGGTAGGGTGATCAAACGGCCCAACGTTTGTGTGATTAAACTGACATCAGTTTATTCCAGCTGAATAAGCTGCCCATGCGGCGAGCATACACCGTAAGGTAAATGTGCGTTGACGAGGTGCAAAATCATGCCCGATAAAGGGGGGGATTACAGGGGGGGTTCTCTTTGGAATGAAACAACTGACAGACAAACAGACTGTGCTGGTTGATACGCTTGTAGCCACTGGCTGTAGTATCACAGAAGCAGCACAAACGGCTGGGTACGCCAAGGGTGAGAGTGGCAGAGTGAGTGCCAGTAAGGCTTTGAAGGCAACACATGTGCAGGCGTACATGATGCAGAGAGTGACTGAGACATTGGGCATGAATGCTACGATTGCAGCAGCCAAGGTGTTACAGCTGGCCCAAGGTGCTAAGTCTGAGTACGTCCAGCTTGAGGCGTCCAAGGATATACTGGACAGGGCTGGCTTCAAGGCTGTGGATAGGACGATGCATCTACATGCTGGTGAGATCTCGGTGAGTATCGACTTGACCTGAGAGTGCAGACAAAGTCTGTGCGATCGGTGCCAATGTACAATGTCAGGGGGGTGGGGGGAAAAACCACGGCGAGTATACTGCAACAGGTCCAACACAATCATTATTGACCCTCAAGGCTCGTACTGCAATAATGCAGCAGACTGGAGGTGAAGATGACTGAGTTTGTGAACTATTGGTTTCTGTGGTGTGTAGACGCTATTCTTTGGATGGAAGCTGCGTCTGGCATTTCTTACGAGGCTTGGAACTTAATACTGTTTGTGTTGTTGCAACCGCTTCTCATCATAATTTTTTTCAGTCTGTGGGTTCATGCAAGATTTGTGCGTTGATGCATAAATAGAATGCCGGTGATATTGCTGGCATGCGTGATTATCAAAAAGTCTTTCTCAAAGCTGCATTCAACTCAATGCTTCCTGAGTTTATGGATCAGGACCGGCTTACGGCAGATAGTATATCGCCGGAGTTACTTGCTGTACTCCGCAAGATTGGCGACCATTACTATAAAGATGAAGCGACCACACAGGCGCATATTGATCGATACCAGAAGCAGGGCAGCACACGCGAGGTGCGTAGGTTGCGTGCTGGTCAGATTGATTATTATCTGGTGAATGATTTTTTTGGCACTGACAGCTTCTTCAAGGATTTTGAAGATCAGGGCTTTGCCACAGATATAAAGATGATGCTTGGCACGTTTGTTATGAAGCGTGACGGCGATGGTTATCGCATTACTGACAAGTATGACTTCTCAAGCAATCCCAGCTTTGTAGTTGAGTACATCGATGAGATTGGCGATGTGATGCTGGACACTGGCAACGATGTTGATGTGGTCACACAGTTCAAAGCAGCAATGGCTAAGTCAGGCAAGACTGAAGGCAAGGGCATGCTGGGTAAGGCGTATCCGTTCCTGCGTGTTCTTGGCAATCAGTTTGCGCCAGATAGTGTGCCGCCAGAAGAAGGCGGCGCTCAGTATGTGGATATCTTTGTGCCTGATGAGGATAAGGTTGATGATCTTTATCCAGCCCCGCGCCCTGTGTTCTTTGAGAATGATGAGGTAGCGCCCGTTTTCCCAGCTTCTCCAATGGATAGTGAGCGCAAGGGTTTACTAGATAGTGCAATGGAAACTTTATTCCCTGCTGCCAAAGCCGATGCGCCGCAAGGCATGACACTCCCCACTCCCAAGCCTGATAAGCCAATGGATATGCGTGGAGGAAGGAACATGGCCCGTGGCACCTAAAACTCCGGCATGGACTCGCAAAGAAGGCAAGAACCCCAAGGGCGGGCTGAATGCCAAGGGGCGCGCTTCTTATAGAGGCGGCACACTCAAGGCTCCTGTTAAGTCAGGAGACAACCCGCGGCGTGCCAGCTTCCTTGCTCGTATGGGCGGCATGCGAGGGCCAGAACGTGATTCCAAAGGCAAACCCACCCGCTTGTTGCTTTCGCTTCGGGCATGGGGTGCCTCATCCAAAGCTGATGCCAAGAAGAAGGCAGCAGCCATATCCGCACGCAACAAGAAGGATAAAGCATAATGCCAAACGTAATGGGTAAGAAGTTTCCGTACACCGCCAAAGGCAAGGCTGCTGCTAAGAAGGCGGCTAAAAAGATGGCTCCGGCAAAGAAGAAAAAGTAATGTGTGTTAGCGGCGAAAAGCAAGATCGGCAAGAAGATAACTATGTGCAGGCCAGCATATATGGTGGTCCCGGAGACGCTATTTACGAAGCTAGGGTCAGGCCAAATAAAGCTGCTATTGCGAATGTGCAAGCGCGTATAGATAAGAGGAACAAACTTCTTGAGGATGAAAAGCACCCTCTTGTTGCCGGTTTGTACAACTATGAAAACTATCGTGCCGGTAAGCTTATTGAAAATCTGAACAAGGGCGATCGGGCTGTGAAGGATGCCAAGGGGAATACAGTTGGCACCCGTAATGCTTACAATCAGCTAACCGGGCGTGACCCAGAGTTAGATGCACAGCGGGCCGCACGATATGATGAGAAGCAACAAGATAGGGCTGCTGCAGAAGATCTAGCAGAACGCCAAGCCGCGGCTGCGAAGAAACGTAAGGAAGAGGCAGCGGCTTCTGAGTCAACCACAACAACACCCAACACAAACAGACGACAAATCATTTATGAAGATCAACGACTGAGCAGTTCTTCAAGTAGAGGTTCTGGACGACGGAGTTTGTTTGGATGAGCAAGACTAAAAGCCGTGTTAATGAGGCTGGCAATTATACCAAACCAACCATGCGTAGGAACCTGTTCAACAGGATCAAGGCTGGGGGTAAGGGCGGCGCTCCGGGTCAATGGTCGGCGCGTAAAGCCCAAATGCTGGCCCTTCAATATAAGAAAGCTGGGGGTAGTTATCGATAATGTCTGATCTTACGAAATTAACAGTCGCTCAGTTTAATGCTGCGGTGAATCGTGGTGTTAAACAACGTGAAGGAAAAATCCCATCTAATCTGCTTGCTATTGCTAGGAAAATTGTTGCTGGCATGTCAGCCCCTACTGGATCTCAGTCACAGTCTACTTTGATTTCTCAGGTTGATGAAGACAAGCGGGCTAAAATTGAAGATCTTGCAGACTATCAAAGTCGTATGAACAAAATGCATAAATCTCTTCTTAGGATTGGCAAAGATGCGTCACGGAAAGAATACTTGGACGCTGGATTGCCTTTGGTAAACAAAGACGCAATTAGTAAGTATGTGCCACGGTAATGGCTAGAGCTAAGTCACAACGCTCATTGATGAACTGGACAAAGCAGAAGTGGCGCACAAAGTCCGGCAAGCCATCGACACAGGGGCCAAAGGCAACGGGGGAGCGTTACCTACCGGCTAATGCCATCAAGAATATGTCTGCCTCTCAGTATGCTGCAAGCACACGCAAAAAGCGTGAAGATACCAAGAAGGGCAAGCAGCATTCCAAACAACCAAGGGCAGCAGCCCGTACATCTGCGAGATACAGATGAGCATGTTTCTACATACTTTAATGCCAGAAGAACGGCGCATACTGCGTAAGGTGGTTAAGAAGGTACATCTAAAGTATCACCCGCGTGAGTTTTGCACTGACTATGAAGCAGACAAGCTAATCGCAACCATAGGGCCAGAGGTTGCTGCAAACCTTGTTCGTATCGGCAAGGACTACCGTATAGATGAAATTTAAGTACAAGCCTGATGGTGAAGTGCTGAAGTCGTTCATGAAGGACGACACTTTCTTTCGTGGCATTCGCGGCCCCGTTGGCTCTGGTAAATCTGTTGGATGCTGTGTTGAAGTCTTCCGGCGTGCCTTGCAGCAAAAGCCTAACGCTGATGGCAAGCGCAAAAGCCGTTGGGCCATTATCAGAAACACCAACCCGCAGCTGCGTACGACCACAATCAAGACATGGCTTGACTGGTTCCCGGAAGATCAGTGGGGCAAGTTTACATGGTCTGTTCCGTATACCCACAACATCAAAGCTGGTGATGTCGAACTGGAGGTTATCTTCCTTGCGCTCGACAGGCCGGAAGATGTGAAGAAGCTGTTGTCACTGGAACTAACCGGCATCTGGATTAACGAAGCCCGCGAGATTCCAAAGTCGATCATCGATGCTTGCACCATGCGTGTTGGCCGCTTTCCTTCTATGCGTGAAGGCGGCCCCAGCTGGTCAGGTTTGATTGCAGATACAAATGCTCCAGAGGAGGATCATTGGTGGCCAATCATGGCAGGGGAAGTCCCTGTTCCAGATCACATCCCAATGGAAGAGGCCAAGCTTCTGGTCAAACCAGACAACTGGGCATTCTTTACACAGCCCCCCGGCATGTCGGAAAAACGAGACAGCGAGGGCGAACTCGCCAGTTACGAGCCGAACAAGGAAGCAGAGAATGCACGGCACATGCTTCCCAGCTATTACCCAAACCTGATACAAGGCAAGTCTAAGTCATGGATTGATGTCTATGTGCTGAACCGACTTGGCTCTATTCAAGAAGGCAAGCCGGTCTACAATATGTTTGTTGGCGATACACACATAGCTAAAGAAGAAATACCTGTCGCAGATTCACTGCCGGTCATTGTCGGGCTGGACTTTGGACTAACACCGGCTGCTGTCTTTGGACAGAAGGTGCGTGGTCGTTGGCTTATCCTGCAAGAGATTGTGGCTTTTGATATGGGCATTGTTCGCTTTAGTGAACTGCTTAGATCTGAGATTGCTACACGCTATGGCAACTGCGAGATCAATATCTTTGGCGATCCGTCTGGTGACTTCCGCGCACAGACAGATGAATCCACACCGTTCCAAGTCTTGCGCGGTGCTGGGCTTGTGGCGCGTCCTGCTCCATCAAACGATGTATCTCTGCGCTTGGAGGCTGTAGCTACTCCGCTTAACAGGATGGTTGAGGGCCACCCAGGATTTATGATTGATCCCCGTTGCAAGGAACTCATCAAGGGTTTTGAGGGCGGCTATAGCTACAGACGCATACAGGTATCTGGTGAGCGGTATGATGACCGACCAGACAAAAACCGCTTCTCACATATACATGATGCGCTTCAGTATTTAATGCTGGGGGCCGGTGAAGGACGCAGAGTTCTTAATCACAATGCCAACGCCAAGGCATTTAACGGGCGCAAGGAATACGATGTGTTTGCCCGCGCTCCAAAGAAACGCAGACAAGGCTTGTGGGCGCGTATGTAATTTGTGCGTTGTCCTGCATTAGTGCAGCGTTGTAAGAGGAAATCATGTGCTTAGTCAGACCAAGAATGCCGCAACCTGATCCTGCTATTGAAGCAGAGCGACAAGAACGTATGCGTGCTGAAACAGAACAGCGGCGCAGAACCAGAGATAAACGTGTCGATGACATGGCCGCAAAAGCAAGTTCGGGCACTGGTGTGCGCTCTTTGCTAACCAGTCAGAGCGGCGGCATTGGATTTTATAATCCTTATGAGGATGTGTAATGCACGGCACAGCGAAGAACTATCTTCAACGATATGACAAAGCTAAGTCACACCGCCTGTTATTCGAAAATCTGTTTGATGAGTGTTACGAGTATGCGCTGCCGCAGCGAGAGGGGTTTGCAAACCTGACTCCGGGCCAACGGCGCGATGATCGTATATTCGATGAGACTGCTGTTGTTGGCGTTCAGGAATTTGCGTCACGCTTGCAAAACGGTATCTGTCCAAACTTTGCACGTTGGGCTGACTTCATAGCTGGCAGCGAAGTTGCTGATGTAGACAGTGACCGTATTAATAATGAACTGGATGAAGTTACAGAATATGTATTCGAAGTTATCCAGAACTCAAACTTTGGACAGGAAGCACATGAAAGCTTCCTTGATCTTGCTGTGGGTACTGGCTGCCTCCTTGTTGAAGAGGGTGATGCAATCAACCCTGTTCGCTTCAATGCAGTACCACTGCCGCAAATTGTTCTTGAGAACGGGCCTGATGATCGCATTGATCATGTGTATCGTGAGCGTGAGTTACGTTGTCGTGATATACCTGTTGCTTACCCAAAGGCTCAGCTTTCCAAGTCTATGAGTGAGCGCATGATGCGCCAGCCCGACAAGAAGATTAAAATCTTGGAAGTCATATGCCGTATGTATGACAAGCCCAATGTCGAGCGTAATGCTTTCTTTGTGATCGATAAGGAAGCCAGAGAAACAATCTATGAGGAGATGTTTGAAGGTGCTGGCTCAAATCCTTTTGTTTGCTTCCGTTGGTCGAAAGCAGCCGGAGAAGTTTACGGACGCGGCCCTCTTGTCAATTCGCTCAGTGCCATCAAAACGACGAACCTTACAATCGAACTCGTGCTGGAAAATGCACAAATGGCCATCTCAGGCATCTACCAGATGGATGATGACGGAGTAATCAACACAGACTCTATTAATCTGGTGCCGGGTACAATCATCCCGAAATCACCAACAAGCGCTGGCTTGCAGCCTATTCGTGCTGCCGGTTCTTTTGATGTGGCTAACCTGATCTTGAGCGACATGCGTAACAACATTAAGCGTGCGCTTTATAATGATATGCTTGGTGATCCTAACAGAACACCAGCCACTGCCACCGAAGTAGCAGAGCGAATGGCTGACCTCTCCCGGCGCATTGGCTCTGCCTTCGGACGATTACAGGCTGAGTTTATTCAGCCGGTGTTGCAGCGTGTTGTTTATATCCTAAAGAAGCAGGGGCGCATTGACATGCCGGTCATTAATGGCCGTGAAGTCAAAGTGCGCTCTGTATCTCCACTGGCACAGGCGCAAGCCAATCAGGACATCGCATCTGTTGATCGGTTCTTGGAAATGGTCGGCATGCGCTTTGGCCCGGAGATGGTCAATTTGTTGGTGTCTTCAGAAGAGACAGCAACATTCTTGGCTAAGAAATTTGGTGTGCCAGACGGTCTGATTAGGGATGCAGCCGAGCGTGATCAAATCATGCAGGCTATGCAACAGATGCAACAGATGCAGGGAGCAGCAAGTGGCGGGACAGCGCCTCCGACTTGATGGGTTCGCACGCGGTGAAGATGCGGACAACAAGATCTCATTAGATACAGCTTCGTTATTCAGCACGCCTAACGGCAAAGAAGTGCTGCGATATTTGCGTTCGATAACCATTGAAGCAGTCACTGGTGCGAATGTAAGCGATGCCGAACTCAGGCATCTGGAGGGCCAGCGATATCTAGTTGGCCTGATTGAGCGACGTATGAAACATGCACAGAGGATAAAGCAAGATGGATGAAGCAGATAATGTAGAGGTAGCCGAGCCGGTTGCTGAAGCACCTGTTGAAGAACGCCCCGAATGGCTTCCAGAAAAATTCAAAACGCCAGAAGATCTGGTGTCTTCTTACTCTCATCTTGAGAGCAAGCTTGGCAAAAGTGACGAGGATTTACGCGCTTCCATTAAGGATGAACTACATCAGGAGCAATGGCAGGACAGGCCAGCTACCGTTGGCGATTACCAGCTGCCAGAAAGTCTCAATGAAGAAGAGGCTGTAGACAACGATCTTCTTAATTGGTGGGCGCAGTTTTCTTATGACAATGGATATGGTCAGGAGAAATTCGAAGCTGGTATCCAGAAATACGCAGAAGCAGTTAATGCTGGCATGCCTAACCTTGAGGAAGAGCATAAGAACCTTGGTGACAATGCGGATGCTCGCATTGAAGCTGTGCGCTTGTGGGCTGATCAGTTCTTTGATGAAGCGCAATACGAAGCTGTTGAGCGTCTTGGCCAGTCAGCTGCTGGCATCGAAGCTCTTGAAAGGATCATGAGTAAGATCAATGCACCATCTGTTCAAGGTGATGTTGTGGCTTCCAGCCAGCTTAGTGAAGACGATCTGCGCGGCATGATGAATGACGAGCGTTACTGGAAGCAGGGAAGCCGTGATCAAGCTTTCATCAAAGAAGTGAATGACGGCTTTGCCAAGCTTTACCAACAATAGCCGATACGGAAAGCTAATAGTAAAGCGTGCCACTGCAACACACGCGGGTAAATTGCAGCACCTCCTCCGGCTGACAGATATCCGTGAGTGTATGATCCAAGGCTCATCGCCGTGGCGCGCTTTACACCAGCCTTTGACCACAGAACATGCTGAAACTTTTACAGCGCTTGTTGGTAAAACGCCTATCTGTATGGGGGGTGTTTCGCCATTAGTATATGAAGATGGTTGCTATATAGGCTCTATCTGGCTTCTTGGCTCTCCTGCTGTTGAAGAGCATGCAAAAGACTTTCACAAGATGGTAATTGATATGGTCGATTACTTCCAAGATCAGTATGACATCTTGGAAAATGTAGTCCCTGTCGAGCATATAAAAAGCATTCGCTGGCTTTCTCGCCTTGGTTTTGTTTTTGCCCAAGATGAAACTTTGATTAACGGGTTTGCTGTCAGAAGATTTGTGCGTTGCGCCCCAGAGTATTCAGTGTCATTCGAAGATAACGACGGCCCGCGTCTAACAGATGGCCCCTTGGGATAACCAGTAGAAGAGCGAAGCGGACAACCGATCACTGTTGAAACTCTTACTGCATTTATGCAGGGAAGGACTGTAAAATGGCGAATACGATTGATACCGCCTTCATTAAGCAGTTCGAGTCCGAGGTTATCATGGCGTATCAGCGCATGGGTTCTAAGTTGAAGAACACCATTCGCAACACGCAAGTGAGTGGAAACACTGTTCGTTTCCAGAAAATCGGTACTGGTACTGCTTCTACTAAAAGCCGGAATGGCTCTGTAACACCTATGGAGCTTGCACACACAACCGTTGAGTCGACTATGGCTGACTTCTATGCAGCTGAATATGTCGATAAGCTGGACGAGTTGAAGACAAACATTGATGAGCGTCAGGCTGTAGCAACGTCATCTGCTGCTGCTCTTGGTCGTAAGACTGACGAAATTATCTACGCAGCAATGGATGCTGGTGCGAACAGCACACAGATTCATGACACAAGTTCAGCACTTGAAAAGGCTGATCTGCTGAGTTTGTTTGAGACATTCGGTTCTGCCGATGTTCCAGAAGACGGTAGCCGCTACCTTGCCATGCACCCTAAAGGGTTTGCTGACCTGTTCCTGATCAACGAATTCGCATCGTCGGATTATGTTGGTGAGCAGAATCTGCCCTATGCTGGCGGCATGACAATGAAGCAGTTCCTTGGCTTCAATATCTTCTCAACCTCTGCAATCACTGCCGGTAAGAACATGGCGTATCACAGCAATGCTGTCGGCATTGGCGTGAACGCGGATGTATCTACGGAAGTGAATTACATCCCTGAGAAGGTATCTCACCTAACCACCTCGATGATGTCGATGGGCGCAGTTGTTATCAATGACAACGGTGTCTACGAAGTCCTCGACAACAATTCTTAAAGGAGGTTTGTAATGGCTTATGCAGCAGCAGGACTCCACAGGATTGGTGGAGCAAGTGGGGTAAATCTCTGGATTTACCAAACGACTGACGCAATCGCAGCTGTAAATAGTGCAAACTATTTCAACGATGCAGCCGCAATGCTGAATGTCCGTGATCTGATCATTGTTCAAGATACCAACACACCTACAACCAGTTTTGTAAGTGTGCTGTCGAACAATGGTACTGCGGTTGATGTGTCTGATGGCACAGCTGTCGCAGAAACAGACGGCGACTAATGGAGTTAGGAGGCGGGTGGCATCATATCTCCCTAC